TCTGGATTTACAGATAACGCTGTTGACACTGTTCCAACGGAAAACGCAACAAGAATTTATCTTGAAAGACGATTAGGAATAACACACACTGGTGCTCCTGTACCTGATGTTAATTTGATTCCACCTTTGAGCGGTGGCTTTATGGCACTAGACGGTCAGTTGGCAATGAAAGGTACGATGGATATGGATCAAAACAAGATCGTTGGTCTTGCAGATCCTACTAATCCACAAGATGCGCTTAACCTAAGAAGTTTAACGTTCGAAAATTTACAAAACTTTTCGTTCGATGATCTAGTAGCCAATCAGTTACTTGTGTTTACAGGTGTTGATAGAAATGCTATCAATGCTACTGTGGTTGGTGATATTTCACTTAACATCGATTCAACTGCAAATACTATTGATGCACAAATAAACCCAGACACAATTCTAAATGCTGATGTCAACAGTGCAGCGGCCATTGAACAAAGTAAACTTGATCTACAACTAGCAACTACATCAGCACTTGCACCTACAGGAACACCTGAAGACTTACAGGCAGCAAGTGGTGTTGCGAGTTTCAATGATGCTGAATTTACAATCAGCAACGGTTGGGTAACTCTTAAAAACAACGGTGTGCCTAAATCAGCATTGGCACAAGTTGCTGCTAAGAGTGTAATCGGTAATAACACACTTGCAAGTGCTACACCAGCAGATGTACTGTTTACTGATGTAATTGATCAAGGTGGATCAATTAAGAAAAATCAATATTCTGCTACAGGTTTCTTAAGAAGAACTAATGCAGGTAGTAATGCTAATGATGTAGATTATACAACTATCGAAGCAAGTGCTGCTTATACAGGTGCTTCTGACAATAATAAACTAATACAAAGAGACAGCAATGGTGACTTCGCTGCTAGAATTGGAACACTGAGTCAACTTAACATTGATACAATGGAAGCAGTGGACAGTGGTACAACTAGTGGAAGTGCTGGGTTCTTAAGAGTACATACTTATGGTGGTGCTGGTGGTTCTGGTAATGGCGGTATCTATCTAAATGATGGTTCACTCGCTACAGATAAGAGAAACGAATATTGGAACGACAGTCACATATTTAAAACACAAAACGGTTTGAGTAATGCTCCAATCACTGTGTCACAGATTACAACACTAGCATTAACTACAGGTGGTAATACCACAGCAGGTACTGTAACTGGTAGATGGACACTAACAGGTTCATCACCTAACGAATCAAGATTTGAAGCAACTTATGCTGCTGACCTTGCAGAATACTACGAAGGCGATAAAGAATATGCAGTAGGAACTGTACTAGTATTTGGTGGTGACAAAGAAGTAACTACATCAAATACCATAGGCGATACAAGGGTTGCAGGAGTTGTTTCAGACAGAGCAGCGTATGTGATGTATGCGGCTTGTCCAGGATTAAAAAATCTTGTTGCATTATCAGGAAGAGTACCTTGTAGAGTAGTAGGAAAAATAAACAAAGGTGACATTCTAGTTACAGCAGGAATACACGGAGTTGCAGTAGCATCTAAAGATCCTAAGCCAGGAACTATAGTTGGTAAAGCAATTGAAACGTATGATTCAGATCATATAGGAACAATTGAAGTGGCGGTAGGGAGAAACTAATGGCATACGATAATAATATTATACCTGGTAATCCTCCACTTAGTTGGGATAAAATTAACAAAGCATTTGATAGAATAAATGAAAACTTTACTCTCATTGCTGCAACTTTAGGAGCAGCGGATGATAAAGATATTGCACACGTTGAATCTGGAACAGTTGATAGTAATCCAGTAAAGATTGTTACAGTACAGGTACACGCATTAACAAATGGCCAACGTGTTACTATTACCGATACCGGAGTTTCTCAAATAGATGGAAACACCTATTATGCAGATGTATTAGATAGTAGAGAGTTTAATCTTTATTCAGATGCATCACTAACAACTCCAGTTGACGGAACGGCATTTGATAGTTATTCATCAGGTGGCGGTAGTGTTGTAGGATTGTTAGAATTTAGTGCTATTGATTTCGAATCATTTAGAAGTAGTATTGTTCCTAATGCAACTAATGATATTAATCTTGGTAGTTTCACAAAAATGTTTAAAGAAGTTCACGTTGAAACTTCAAGCACAGCACCAGGCAGTGAAAATAATGGACTTTGGTTAGGACTTGCAAAAGTACAAGGTGTTGGTACTGTTGTTGATTTACCACTAGGATCAACAGTAGACGGTGAACTAATTATTAACCCTAATCAAACATTTTTCAAAAGTGTACAAGTTGATAATGACGATCAAGTTGTAGCAGACGAATTTGTTGACGTACTAAACTTATTAAGTGGTACTGCTATTTCGATGAGTGTTGACAGTGGTGCTGAAAGTATTACAATTACCAATACAGGTGTTACACAATTAAGTGCAGGATTAGGAATAAGTGTAAGTAGTTCAACAGGTAATATAACTGTTACAAATACTGGTGTTAGAGAAATTACTAACACAAGCACACTACCTGCAGGATTAACTGCTGGAGTTGGTATTGCTACTAATATATCAACGGGAACTATTACACTTACAAATACTGGTGTTATTCAGGTAGATGCAGGATTTGGTATTACTGTGTTTACAGATACAGCAACTGGTATTGCTACTGTTACAAACAATGCTCCTGCTGTTCCTACATTCCAAACATTCGCAGTTCAAGGTCAACCAGGAGTAAGTCCAGATAATACATCAGACACTATTGAATTTGTTCAAGGTTATGGTATTATTCTTACAACAGATGCTGCTAACGATAAGATTACTTTCCAAGTAAATCAAAACATAGACATCAGTGGAAGTGTATTTGCTGATGATAGTTCATTGATGGTAGATGCTATCGATAATAAAGTTTATGCAAATGAACTTTGGGGCACACTGAGAGGCCAAACTTGGATGGGAGCATATGACGGTTTCTTATCTATCGTAAACGGAGGTTCCACAGGACCAGGACCGATACAGATTGTTGCATCAGCAAATTTAGATCTTACAGCAGGTTCAGGATACACAATTAATGCAAACAGAAATATTGTAGCATCAGGCGGAGTTACAGGTGATTTAAAAGGCAGTGTGTTTGGTGACGATTCAACAATGCTTGTTAATGCAGTCGATTCAAGTATACCTGCTTCAGTAATTGATGGAACTCTTAACAACAATCTAGTCGGAAATGTAACTGGTAATTTAACAGGTTATCAAACAGGTGATATGACTGGTTCGGTATTTGGTGATGATTCTACTAAACTAGTAGACGGTGCTGAAAGCAAAATTGTTGGACCAATTGAATCAGATAATATTAGAGGAACATTTATAGGTAGTGTATATGCAGACGACTCTAGTTTAGTAATTGATGTAGATGGTAGTTTGGCATATACTCCGACAACACCAGGTGACTGGGATGGAGATGCTCCAACAACTGTAGGCGAGGCGCTGGATAGAATAGCAGCGAAATTAAAAGCAGATTCAGGAACAGGAGCGTAAGTAAATGTCTAAACAAACAGTAAACATTGGACAGAGTGCAAACGACAGACAAGGCGATAACTTACGCACAGCCTTTGCTAAGATTAATCAAAACTTTAATGAATTATATACTGCACTAGGATTAGATGACAACAGTTTGAACCTAGGTTCATTTGAGTTTACAAACAATGTAATGACTACTACTGATTCGACTTCTATTATAATAGACCAATCGGTAAATATTACAAGCGATTTAAAAGTTGACGGTGATATCACAATTAGTAACCAAGGTGATAGCAGTCAGCCTATAGACGGAACTGATCCTGTAGGTTGGATCGAAATAACAATAGATGGGCAATTAAGTTATATGCCTTACTACAGATAGGAAAGCAAAATGGCAGATTTACAAACAATTAATGTAGGAAACTTGGTAAACGATGGTCTTGGTGATGATCTAAGAACAGCGTTTCAGAAAGTTAATGCTAACTTTGCTGAACTAAATGCAGAGCTTACTATTTCTGCTATAAACACAGGCGACACAGGTGTTGGTCTATTTAAAGAAAAAGTTGGTAGCGAATTAAGATTTAAAAAACTAGTTGCAGGTACTAAAGTTGTATTAGATGAAAACACAGATAGTATTACAGTTAACAACAGCGCACCGGATGCATTTATTAGAATAGACTCTGACAGTGGTACGATCTATGCAAACACTTATCAGCAGATCACTGCACAAGGTATAGCAGCACCAGGAAGTGAAACAGGTATTAAAGATATAGAAGTAACTGCTAACGGTAGTAGTTTAAATTTTAAAACAATTATACCGGTCACTGAATATCTAACAACTTATGATTTCGGATATCTCAACGGAACATACGACAACGCTATACAACTTGCTATGCAGGCAGGTAATATAGATTTCGGAACATTAACTTACGATTCTGATTTAAATTTGGACTGTGGCGGTCTAACGTAGGAGGTAGCCAATGGCAGTAACTTGGACAACGCCAGCAGGAGACCTTGGAATACTTGAAGAAAGAATCACTCAAAACATTCCACTTACTGCTACCAGCACAACGGGTGCAATAACCTATTCTATAATTGCAGGCAGTCTTCCTAGAGGATTATTTCTAGACTCAAATAGTGGGATTATCAAAGGTACACCGGCCGAAGTAAGAAAATTTACAGAATCACGTTTTGTTGTTAGAGCATACGACGGCACAGATGAAAAGGACAGAACTTTTAAATTATCAGTTGATGGTTCTGATATGCCAGAATGGGTTACCAAAGAAGGATTCTTAAAAGTTGGACCAGGTGAAGCATATTTTATACTAGATGATGCACAGGTAGATTTCCAACTAGAAGTTGTTGATCCTGATATAGTAGCAGGAGATGTATTAGAATTTTATCTATTACCTAATGCTGGAATACTACCTCCTGGGCTAACACTTTCTAAAACAGGAAAAATAAGCGGCTTTACAAAAAGTGTATCTGCTATAGATTACAATACAACACCGACAGGTGCATACGATGCACAAAGTTTTGATACTGTTCCGTTAGATATTGCTAAGAGCAGTTCGACAGGCTTTGACACATATTTTTACGATACAAACACATACGATTTTAGTGAACAAGGTCGAACACCTAAAAAGTTAAGTAGAATTTATACATTTAGTGTGGCAGCAACTGACGGAGTAAATGTTGTTAGCAGATACTTTAAAATTTATGTTGTTACAGAAGAATTTCTACAAGCAGATAATACACTTGTACAAGTAGACACAAATCTGTTTCAAGCAGATGCAAGTAGAGATAGAACACCTTTATGGATTACAGATTCTTATCTTGGAAAATTTAGAGCAAATAATTTTCTAACTATATTTTTAGATGTATATGATCCACCTTCGTTATCAGGAAGCATCACATACTTCTTACTAGATGAAAATCCAGATGGAAGTCCAAGTGCGATTCCGGAAGGTATGACACTTGATGCAACCACTGGAGAAATAGCAGGTGTTGTTCCTTACCAAGCAGCAGTAACTAGAAACTATAAGTTCACTATGCAGGCAGTGAATTTTCCTGTAACTCTTGCCGATGCCAACTATACATTAGTTGGAGATTGGAGTTCAATTAGAATTTATCAAGTTAATGAAGCAGTAAGATATCTTGGATTTATCTATATTTGTAAAAAGATACACAGAAACGTTTTACCTGATGAAGATCCTACTACTTGGGAACTTGGTGTTAGCACTTCTGAAAAAACTTTTAATTTAGATCTAATAGGTGAAATTGAAAGTGCAATTGAATGGATTACTCCTAGTGATAGAGGAACGATTAAACCTAACCAACCTAGTAAATTATATGTTGAAGCAAAAAGTTTATTATACGGTGGAAGAATATTATATAGTTTAGAGTCAGGAGAATTACCTCCTGGTTTAACATTTTTACCTAACGGAAATATTCAAGGAAAAGTAAAACAGTTTGCAGATGACAACGGAAACGGATTAACTAGATATTTTGATTTAGATGCCGGCACAAAAACCTATGATACAATCTTTGATGCTGATACAACTAGTTTTGATAAAGTATACAAATTTACAATTAAAGCACAGGATGGTGCAAATTTTGCAGAATCATTAAGAGAGTTTACAATAAAAGTTGTTGCAGAATCTCAATCAACATTTGCAAACCTATATGTTAGAGCATTACAACCAAAAGAAAAACGTTTAGATTGGTTTAACTTTATTACAAACAGCACAATCTTTACACCGGAAGATATCTATCGCTACGGTGATGATAATTTTGGAATACAAACTGAACTAAGAAGTTTAATGTTTGCAGGAATTGAAAGCGTAGAAGCAGTAAAATATATTCAAGCAATTAGTAGAAATCACTATAGGAAAAGATTTAACTTTGGCGATTTAAAAACAGCCAAGGCAAAAGATCTTGAAACACAAGAAACTATCTATGAAGTTATCTATGTTGAATTGGTTGACATCTATGAAAAGAATGGAAAAAGCATAAGTGGCACTGTTGAATTACCTGATAACATTAACAGCAAAGTGTTAGTAAGTTATGCAGGAATTAGAATTGACAGCGATATTCCATTAGTAAGTGACAGCGATGTACAAAGAGTTTTTCCTAATAGTGTTAAAAATATGCGTGGCAGAATTAGACAAATCGGAGATAGAGATAGAGAATTTTTACCATTATGGATGAGATCGATACAGGATGATCAACAACAAGAATCTGGATTTGTCAAAGCATTAGTGCTTTGTTATGCAAAACCAAACAGATCTGCTGATATAGTGAGTAAGATTAATAACAGTGGATTTGATTTTAAAACCATCGATTTCACCGCAGATAGATATATTATTGATATTATCAGCGGAAATATACAAGATCAGTACCTAAAATTTCCGCAAGAAAACATAACTAATCATAGAAACAGCAGTAGTACAAGTCAAGATCTAAACATATGATAAATACTACTAATAAATAAAGTTGGAGAAAACACGTGGCTAGCACTATTAATTATTTAAGTATCAATGAAAACTTTCCTGTTGCAGGACAGGACAATGATACACAGGTATTCAGAGACAACTTTGACACAATTAAAAACAGTTTAAGAAGTGCCAAAGATGAAGTAACTGCTTTACAAGATAACACAGCAAAACTAAATTTAGACAATGATTTTGAATTAAACAAAATTCAAAGAGCATTGTTACAAAACAATCGTACACAAAAGTTCGATGGTGGTACTGTTTCTGCTAGTCCAACTACTATTGATTATGAAAACGGATCATATCAAATTTTTAGAGTTTCAGCGAATATTAATATAGACTTTTTAAATTTTCCAGGCGATCCAGTTTTTACTAACGAATCAACTCCAATCGGAATGGGTAAGGTTACATTAGAACTTTACAATTCAGGCAGCGAAAATCATACAGTAAACTTTATTACATCAGGTGGTACTGTAATTAAAAAAGATGCAAGTTTTCCTGCGTTGGTAACACTAGAAAGCACAACAGATCCAATCTTTATTGAAGTTTGGAGACACAGTGCTGAGACAATTTATATGCGTTACCTAGGATTGTTTAGTTAATGTTATGTTTCATCCTTTCCAAGAAGATCCAAAAGAACTTACCGAAACTGAATTAACTCAAAGAATTTCTGAATTGAGTAGAAAATATACCCAAGCGGCTCGTTTAGGTAAGCCTGAGCTCTTGACACAAATCCAAACATTTGTTACAATATACAGAGATGAGATACGTAGACGTGCAATGCAACCTATTAAAACAAATGACGATCAAGACAAGGATTTGGATCAATTGATAAATGTGGACTAATACAGAACAACAACTTATAAATGGCGTAATCAAACACGGTCCTGATATTTTAGAACATTGTGTCACTGATGCTGACATTTCTAAATATCTAAAAATCCTTGACAAAGAATTTTTAAATTATCCAAAACCAAAAAAATCTATTAATAAAGATAATTGGTTTATGCCATATGAGTATTCAAATATGGATATCGAAAAATATATAAAAGAAATTTGTCCAAAAGAGAATCTATCAAGAGTAGAACAAGAGCTAGAATTATATAAACAAAACAATTTATTTTCATTGCTTAAACAAATGAAATATATAGTAGATACACTTAGAAA